GGGGAATTTAGTTTTTCATAGTTGGCTAAAAAACTCTGAGATTACAAGTTTTTGTAAGTGACTTTTGAGGTATTATGGGTTCCCCTCGTATCCATTCCCTTTTGAGGAATACCACTCATTGCCGATTGGTTAGACCAATCACTCCTTGAGGTTTCAACTACTCTTTTATTACTCAACTCTCTTCAATCTTGCGAACTGACTCAGGATTCGACTCCTTAGAGGTCTTTGGTAAAAATACGATTAAACTTGCGGTTCTCTCGTGCCACGGACAACCCGTGACTGTGTAGGCAACTTTCATCAAAACCTGATGGACACTTTTGCTTATTATTTTTTAATTAATTTTTACATTAACAGTGTAATATTAAGTTTTGTGTCGTGGATGTTAGAAGTAGTGGTCCACCTTAAGCTCCGTTATCTTTTGAACAACAGAATACTAAACTACTCCTTGAAATGTCCCCATCTCCATATGCCAAGTTTACTTCAAACGATGAACCTTGGTAGATTCAAAGTAGGGATAATAACAGCACCACCTGTACAAAATCATACCTTTCGGTTTTAAGTCCACTATCGTATTGGAAGCCGCAATTGTGTAATTGGAAGTTACAGTTCTTACAGAGTTCCTACGAGTTATTCTTATTGGTGTTCCCACCTCAACCAAACGACCCACATCGCTTGGTCACCTCAACTCTTCTCCTACAGTGTTACCCTCGGTTACTAAAGCAAAGATGATATCTCGCTTGTATACTTGAGTTCATAAGGTCCTAAGACTTTACAAACCGCAAACCTGTTAACACAACAGATTCACTTTATCCCACTTTCGTGGTTTATTTAACGACCATATACGGCCGATTTACTTTATCAACATCAAGTTAACCTTGGAGACTCCTAAGAGTTTTGTGGGGTTACTATCCGTTGAATGGATAAATATCTTATATTCAAAGAACGAATTTTCAATTTGAGAAAAGGGAACCATAGTTTTACAACAACGTTAACCTTTTCTTGATTGGTCTACAAAGGTAAGATAAACTTTTCAATTTGTCAAACTTTTTTGTAAACTTTTTTTTCAGGATTACAAACCTTTTGGTTATTACGAATTACTTCGTCTTACTTCAGGTACATTTTTACTGTTCTCCTTAATTGTTTCACAAAGGTAATACAAACTTTTTGATTTGTCAAACTTTTTGTGAAGTTTTTTTTTTAAGATGACTCGCTGGAAACCTTATAGCTGAAGTTATCAGTGTATGGGTTAAGCACTCCTTATATATCATCTTATCGTGCTCCGATTTGTTGCAAGTGCAGGATTCGAACCTGACGTGTCCCTTGCGGAACCTTGGGTTATGAGCCCAATGAGTTTGTCCTCTACTCTAACTTGCGATGTATTAATATTTTTAAGAACTTTCAGATTAAGTCCCACAAACTTAATCATATTTTTTCAAATAGTCAAATCTGTGGGACATTTTTTTTAAGACTCTCGTCTTAGGTTTTTTGAGACGTTCATCTCAATTGTTTTACAAAGGTACAACCAAATTCTCATTTAGTCAAATTTATTTTGTAAAACTTTATGGTGGGGTGTGTTTTTTTGTCTTTTAAGGACAAGAAACTATAAATATAACACAAATTACCAAAAGTCAAACTTTTTTATTATTTTTTTATAAAAAAGTTCATAATATCATTATATTTATAGATAATGAAAGTTAAAATCAATCAAAATGTCTTTAATGTCAAAACTCTCGTTGATGAAAAATCAAAATATATTGGTATGATGGGTAAAAAGTTTGATGAAACTTTCAATGGTTTATTGTTTTTAATGGGTGGAAATAAGCAGTGTTTTTGGATGAAAAATTGTATTCAAAATTTGGATATTATAATAATCAAAAATAATGTAATCGTTAATATTCACCATAATTGTCCTCCGTGTCAAGGAGATAATTGTGGTAGTTACTGCGGTAACGGGAATATTGTATTAGAGTTGGCAGGTAATTCCTGTGAAAATTTAGGCATTGAGGCTGGTGATACCGTTGAGTACCTATTCTAAATTAAATAATTTATTTCTTAGGTCTAGGAATAGTATTGTGGTTTACAGTTTTTACTGTATAGTTTGGAGCCATCTCTAACTTACCGAGATTATTAAAATTCTTTCCAACCCAAATCTCTTCTTTACCTCCCCTTTTATCTATTTTAACAATAACGTCACCTGTATACGGAACTTTTGCAATCGGTCCTACTTTCCAAGTATCAAGTGATTCACCATAGGGATATAAATAACCATCGGTTCCAATAATAGCCTGTAATTGTGTGATACTATCATCGTGAGCAAAATATAATTTACCTGTTGGTTTTCCGCCCTCCGAAATAACTCTTTTAACTATGTTTATTAAATCTGTTTCCGTTAATTTTACAATTTTCTTTGCCATTGTTTTTTAATATAAATATCCATAAAACAAAAAAAGGGTTGTGAAACCCTTTTACTTAAAATCTATTTTTGTTTGTTTATTTAAATCGACAAAATGTTGGACTCGTTCTTTTGCAACTTTACTATAGTTTTCACTTAACTCAACACCAATCCATCTGCGTCCTAACGTTTCTGCAGCAACCAAACTAGTTCCACTACCAGCGAATGGGTCAAGAATAATATCATTCTTGTATGTAAGAATCTTAATTGCTTTACTTGGAATATCCATCGAGAATGTTGCTTTGGTTTGTTGTTTGGTGTCCGCAAAATATTCCCATTGTCCGTAAACCAAAGACATAAATTCTTTCTTATCTTCTTCTTGATAAACCGCTTTGGTCTTTATCGTTCCATCTTCCTGTTCCACATCTACAATCTCAGCCTTCCATTGTGGTTGACCTTTAACCTTTTTGATTCTGTCTTTCTTGTAAGCCAAGATGACACATTCTTTTGGGTTGTAAATGTAAGGACTTGATGGACTCATCCAAGAACCCCAAGCCGTGGTCTTACTTCTGTGTGGTGAGTTTTCATCAAGGTCAACCAACCCGTAGAATTGGAACCCAACAGATTTCATAACTGACCAAAACTCAGACATAAATAAAACTCTACCACCTCTGTCTTGTACATTCACCTCATAAGGAATGTTAACTGCGATTCTACCATCATCTTTTAAAACATTAAAAGCCTCTGTTAACCATTCTTTAGTCCAACACCAATAATCCTCCATGGACATTCTATCATCACAACTATCATAATCAATACCCACATTATATTTTGGACTAGTTACAACCAAATCAACAAAAGAATTTGGCATTTCTTTCATTACTTCAACTGAATCTCCATTAATTATTGTATTGATAATGTTTTCTAAATTCTTCATATTTTTTTTTTAAAAGTATAGGTATTTTTATTTGAATTACAAACTCTCCAAGTTCTGTATTCTTCTTTCAAGATACCATAAGGCTTTCTTTAGGTCTTGAAGTTCTTTATCGGTCCCTTTTTTTCCCGCCCTTGAAATATACTTCACGGTATTACCGAGGTGGAAATCTAAATCCCAAGCTTCAATAACTTTAATCGCCTCGTATGGATTATTTTCTCCACCGTAATGACTAGGGTGGTTAACTTGTTCTGTCATTGTTTGTATGTAATAATTTAACTTCGTTTATGTTCACAACAAATCTAAATTTAATTATCATTAAACCATCTTTAGTGTAATCACATTTTTGTTCCATATTTGCTCCAACAATCTGAAATCTTAATCCATTAACCACAACTCCTGTTGGGTCAAGATAATCAATCTCAATATCTGTTATTTTAAACAAATCTGATGGATTAAACGAGTATTCTATTGTCTCATAAATTTCGGTAGTGAAGATTAATTTCTCACCTTCATTTTTTATTTTGAATTTCCTAAACAAATATCCAGGAACCAATACTTCTTTGTTAAATCTTACTAAGAATCTATTCTCCATTAAGGGTTCAAACGGTATAAAATTTTTAAATTGATTTTCCATATTATTTTTCATTTAAATTAAATTTAATTTCTTCCAATGGGACATTTGCCTTTGACTCCATCATCTCAGATTCTAATTCAAACTCTTCATCGTTTTGATATTCATTAAGTAATTCTTTGTTTGATAGTGTACCAAACTTTTTACTTAACTTACTTGTATCAATATCATCATACATCACATGTAATGTCTCATCCAAATCTTCCGCCAAATCTAATGAATCAGAAATAACTCTAAGAATACTATATGGGTTTCCGTTGGATGCTGGTCGTCTATCTTCAAGATATCCTTTCCATATTTCACCAACAACTTTTGGTGCCCTGATTGATGCCCCTCTGTC